GGCTAGCCCTAGCCCATGAAATCTCGACACGCCGGCGATCAACTTGGCCGTTTTTGGTAAGGCTTCTCGTTCCGTCCGCTTCAGTGATCACCTCGTCGGCCATCTGACGCGCTACGCTCCGTGTGTTGTCTGGAGCCCAGCCGAACACACTGATCGGACCGAGGGCAATTGTTCCTATCGTGTAGTACCCAGAATAGGGGGCAGGAGACGCGCCAGAAGGTCGGACGGTGATTCGTATTCCCTGAACATTCCGAGACCCTACGAGGCTAATGTCTACGAAGGCGCGCGGGTACCAGACCGAGGCACCAGAAGACGGGCCGGTTGGTTCGAGACCTGTAATCGAATCCGGGTCTAAAAAGTAAGCTGTTCGCTTTGATTCTGGCGTTCCGCCATCGTCGATTCCTGGCATGTTTCGAACAATGGGGCGGACTTCATTCGATGGGAATTGGAACGAACCGTCGACCAGCTCATTTTGATAAAAGAATCGACGATCTCCAACGTTTGATCCTGCGGTTTGCGGCAAAACGCAATCACCAAAACGATTGAAGCCTACATCATAGCTAGCGTTGAACGTGCCATAATCGACCCACGAACCGCCCTGTCTTAGCTCAACTTTGAATTGTTTGAAATTGATCTTGTCCAGGTAAATCCCAATAATATCGTTAGCCCATTTTGTTCCGTTGCTTTGTAGGCGAAAGGCAATCGACATGTCGGCCGTCGTAGTCTGACTACGCCAAGCAACGCGCGGTGACGGTACGTTAACAGTGTTTTCAATTTCGTAGGTGTGCGTCGGTGTGATTGTGTACACGTCACCCCGGCGGGTTACGCCACTTGCTGAAATGCTGATGCCATCGTGAGCGTATGTTGGCTTTAGCGTGTAGTTTCTAGCAAATAAATCATCCGGGTTTGTTTGACCCGACGCCAGACCTTCGCCGCATCTATCCCAAACCAAAAGAGATCCGCTTCCTGGGTTTGAAAATTGCCAGCACAGTTCGTGCAGATCAATGGTGTATCCACTGCCAAGTGATGTTCCTTCGTAATGAATCGCGCGACCTGTATCGCCTTTGACTCCAGTACCGCCATCATCGGTCAAGCTGGTAGCGCTTGCGAGCAGTGTCCACACTCGCTCGTCGGTTGCCGCGCCTCGGGCTCGATACCAGATGGCACAGTCGCGGCTTTCTTGTTTACAGGCTGCTAGGATGTCGTAGGTGGTTGATACTGTCGTTGCTGCACTTGAACCGATAATGGTTCCAGCAGTTGCGTCGTAAACTGCAAGGCTGGTTGCCTGCAGACGGATTTCGATTTCGCAACCGAAAGAAGCGGTACCACTTCGCATAAAAATTGACGTTCGGCCTGTCGTGGTTGATATTGCAGCACGGCAAAGTGTCTCGGCAATGTCCTGCGAAGCTGAAACGGAGTAAATCGATGCGCCTGCACTACCGGTCAAGGTTTGCTTACCGTCAGCGACTAAAGCTGTCGCCCCGAGCCCAAGACTTGCGGTCATTGTGGTGACGTTGTCCAGGGTGGCGTAAGCTTGAAACGTTTCCTGCCACCCCATTTGACCGCTACTCACAAGACTGAAATCCGATGATGGCAGTGTTACGGTACTAAACCCACCGAGAAAGTACATGCAAAGCGAATGCGGTGCAGTGGCTCCGCCGTTATTGCTGGCAATCACCAACGACCCACGCCACCAACTCATTGTGGGAAACGTGATGCCATTGCTTTGAAAATTGAACGGCCTCATCAACCATTGCGAAGTAACTGTCGCCTCAAAGCTGTTTCCGTAATCAGTCGACCGAGTCAGGTATCCAAAATCGTTGCCTGTGTCATAGGCAAACAAATACAACTCGTCGTTGTCTGTCGGTGCTAGTGCGGTGAAATTTCCATTGTAGGTTGCTGTGATTTCTTGTGTTTCTGACAACGAAGAAAACGCAGAGCCAACACGTCGAGACTTGACAACGTTTGAAACGCTGTAGGAGACAACAAAAAAACCACCAACGGCAACGACATCGGGATTTTCGCCGCTAATTGCGTCGCCGATTAGATCAAACGTCGCCCCGTTGTCTCGGCTGGCGTACTGTCGCAGCGTTCGCGCGCCTGTCGAAATGTTGCGTAGTTCTACAATCGCGAGGTGTTGACCGTTACCTTTGGCAATCCGGAGTCGTTCGGGCTCATACGTCGCAAGCTCAATCGACAAAAGCAAACAGCGCTCTTGAGCTACCTCAAAGGTTACGCCGTTATCAAGTGAAACCTGTTTCATGAGGTTTCCTTTGCTATTGATCCGATCGTTGTGAAAATGAAAGAGCTCTACGTCTCCATTTGGCATCGTCAACGCTTGCGGGTGAAGCATTCCAAATGTTCCCGTGCCATTGGCATCCTCGGTATGAATGATCGACCAACTGCCCCACGTGCCAGTAGGGGAACGACGTCGCCGGACGACACGACGCAAGCCCGTACCAGTCTGCAAAGGGAAATCGGCAACCACTAAAAGGTAGTCATTGTCGAGCGTTGAGACGGATGGGTGACGGCGGCCTGAAGTCGATGACGTTGTCCAGGTTGGGTACTCGGAATAGGTCACCGCGGACGGCGAGTCCCATCCTCGAAAATCTTGAGCTGGAGACGTTGTTTGACGATAACAAAAGCCCGCACCGTTAAAACCTGGCACTCCGGCAAATTGACTGCGGATCTCTAACGTGTCGAGATTGTCAGGCGTACCCGAACTGGAAAGCGTCATTCCAGTAGCGCGGCTTTCGGTTGGCGGTCCAGCGAGCGGCCCAGCTTCGTCCAGGTTGGTTGACTCGTCAGGCCACGGCGTAAGCTCAGCCGGCACAAGCACGCCGCAAAGCGGCCGATCGTTTCGGCTTAAATCGTTACCCATTTCGCCTCCTGTGACCGTAGCTTGATCGACGAATAGCGTTGCCAAGTGGGCTGTTTGAACGCTTCAAATTGTCGGTGATGGTCGCGTCGAACATTCGATGGTCGTATTTGAAAAGCACAGTTTGTCCCATGCTGCTTGGAGTGATGCCGGCGTTAGCATCTGCGACAGCTTCCGCACCTCCCGCCGCGATACCTTGCGGAGTCAATACCGCCAGCCCTTCACGCCGGGTGATTCTGGCCTCGTCGGGGGCTAAGTCTGAGACACGGGTACCAATGTGAAACGGAGGAGGCTCGGCGGCAATTTGCGCGACCTGAACCGCGCCAAGAGCTGCGACAGTGGCAGCGATCGGAATTGTAAACGGTGGGCCTGGAGGGTTAGCGAGGGCAGACATTGACGCCAGCGTTGCGTTGATTGCTGCTTGTGCAATTGCGCTAGCCTTCTGCATTGCGAAAAGCCTCATTAGCTGTTGCCGTGATTTGCCTTCCGCGTTTTCCAGCATCTCGCCAAATAGACCGCTAATGTCTCCCATTACGTCAGCGCTAGCCTTCATTAAATTTTGACTGTCGGATACGAATTTTTGTTGTTTTTCCTTTTGATTTTTTAGTTCGTTGTCTTTGGCTTTTTGCCTTTCGCGTATTAGCTCGATCTCTTTGTCGATATCTTTCATAAAAGCGTCGGCGTCTTTGTCTCTTTGTATTTGAACTTTGCGCGAGTGCTCTTCGTTGAGCGCCAGTATCGTGGCTTGGTGTTGCGCAATGACTGCTGCCCTTTGCTCTTGCGTCTCGGCCTCCTTCATTGCAGAGGCGGCGATGTTGTCTATTTCTTGCCATTGCTGCCGGAATAGCTCGTTAAGCTTTTCCATTCCTTCGAGGCCGCCGACCTCGGCTCGCATTTCAATGCGCCTTAACTTTTCAAGTGCTCGATCGACGTCTTTCTGACTGCTACGAATCGTGTCGACGTAATCTTTGTAATTTTCCTCGGCGTTTTTCTGTTCTTGCCCTAGCCCGTCGAACTGTTCGCGTAGGTCTGCGATTTCTTCGTCTTGAAAGCCAAAAGCATCGTTTGCTTTTTCGACGGCAGTTGTGAGCATTCCATAGCCGCCGCCGGTTGCGAGATCCAGCAACATCCCAGTCAAACCAACAGTTCCACCGCTAGTATCTAAGATTTTTTGGTTAACCTTTCCGTATGCTAACGCTAAGTTTTCAAGTAGGCCGGTAACTTCTGACGCTGCGAATGCAAACTCACCGGCAAACTGGACCGCTAACATTTTGGACAAGCCGAGTAGTGTGTCGAATTGATTATTTACTTTTTCAATATTTTCTGCAGTTGTGTCGCTAAATTGGAAAAGCGGATTTTGTATAGCATCTAGCTCCTCTATGAATTCGCCGGAGGCTCTTATCGCCTCATGCACCCCGTCAGCAAAACCAATAGCTGCCCGCGCAGCTGTGCCGTAAACCATCTTTGATGCATTTATTGCAATGTTAAGTTTTTGTATTGAAACTAAAAACCCTAGACTTTGCTTTGTAGCTGGCGAAAGATCGTCGTTAAACCGTTTGATTTCTTGCCGAAGTTGACGGGTCCGCGACCTCATCTCTTTCAGCGCTTTTTGAGACTCCTTGGAGAACGTGTCGTCGATTTTGTCACCGACATGATCGACAACAGATCCCAGCTTGCGCAGTTCACTTTGCACGCGGCTAACCGCTTGCTCCATGTCAACGGTGTTCGCGCCAAATTTGATTTCAATTTCGTCGGCCACGTTCTAACTCTTTCTCTTTTATCCAGTGCGCAACGTAATAATCAACGAGGTCTGGATCAACGGTTTCTAAGCCCCGAGGGTTTCCGAAGTGTCGGATTCCGATGTCGCAGTACATAAACGCTTCGTTACCTTCGGGGCTTCGCCAAAATTTAGAATATGCGTTACCTTTGTTGCGTTGTATCGGTGTTGGCCGAGCTTCATCAGAAGTTCCAGCACTGCGGAGTGAAGGGCGTCGATTTCGTCGACCGTCCAACCATCCTCGAAAAGTTCCGCATAGACCGCCAGCCCAAAAGCCTCAGGCGTAGGGAAGTCTTTGTGGATTGACTCTAGCTCATGCGTGACATCGCTCCAGCATTTACCGATCAGCCGCCCACGCATCGCCTCAATGTATTGATTTGAATCTCGGAGGATAGCCATTTGCGTCGGGAAGTCGCCTTCCTCGCAGTCTTCGAGGCGTTGCTTGATTTCGGCTTGGCTTACGTTCTCGGTGTCAAAGGTCCAGCGTAAGAGCTCCGCAGCTTCGGAGGCCATCGGCTTTCGCAGAAAGATCTGACGCTCGCCAATTTCTGCCAAGCAATAGCCAGGACCAACGGATAGTGAGAGGGGTTGCTGTCTCAAAATCATGATCACTCCTACGCGAAAGCAACGGTGGGGTATGGGGCGCGAGACTTTGCGGAAAACGTGATCGCGTTTCCGTCAAGCGACGAATTTAAAGAGCTACCGATGAAAGTACAATCTGGGAAGGTATAGGTAGCCGTTCCAGTGTGGTCGGTAATAGTCACAGTGATATCGAAGACTTTGATTAGGTCACCTGCCGAAGCGCTTGTTTCGGAGCCTGTTGAAACCCAAGTCGATGCCACTAGCCCGGCATTGTCAATAAAGTCAGTCAAAGTGACGTCGGCAGCTTGACCGGCGAGACCGCGTTGGGTTGCGTTGATTGTCAACGTCGTGAACTGCTCTTCACCTTTGGTAGGCGATACACCTGTGAAACTGCCGTCGTAGTCTTTGATATCGACCTCGGCAAATCCGCCAGCCTGGTAGGTCAGCGAGCCACGCAGCGGAATGCTGTAGGTGTTCGCAGCTGCGTTATCTTTAATAGTTACCGCTGTGACGTGGCGGTGTGTTTTGGGGACGTTAGTTTCAGCCATTGTTGGCCTCCTTAGAAAAGTATTTGGAACTTAAAAGAGAGCCCGTCGTATTTGTCGACGGTATTACGGGTTTGAATTTTAAAATAGTTAACGGTCCGCTTGACGAGTCGATCCAAAAGGTCGTCACGGGCTTTGTTTACAGCGCCGCCAGGCGCGGCAATTTCAGTTTTGTAAATGCTTTTGGCTGCAAACTGACTCGGTGAAATGCCGCGACCTTTGCGAACAACCCACTGTGAATACTGCTTGCCAGCCTGGTTTGTTCCAGGTTTATAGCGAACAATAACAGAGTCAGGATTGGCAATTGCGGTCCAACGGTTTACCGGCTGCCTGCCCTTCGACGTTTTGCGTATTTGACTTCGCGTTCTGTACGGCCAAGGGGCAGAACCGCCGTACCCCTCGTTGATCATCTTGACCAGCTCACGAGCGGCAATGACGTATTCTTCATACGCGATTTCGCTGATAAACTTTCGAGCGTCTGCTTCGGGGTTCATCGTGGCACCCCGTTTTTGTAGAGTTCGATCAGAATTTGTTCTGGGAACATCGGATCTACGATGAACTCGATACGTCTCCCAAGTGTGTTAAGTCGGCTCATAACGACAGGCATGCCAAGATCGGCCTGGAGCTCCTGCGCAATCTCTGCGGTAAGCTGCGGTATTTTGTTTCGGCTAAGCTCAAATCCGTGAGGCGGGTTTCCGTGCGCTTTGCCAGCGATGCCGACCGGTTGGACCCATTGCCCGTACCGACGGCCTGAAGTAGCAACCCATCCCGAAGACGACGCGATGTGTGTCCACTTGCTATTGCCCGTCGATGGCTTTGGAGGCCGGTGTAGACCATTTGCCGGCCAGCCGTCATAACCTGTCGCGCGGTCCGGGGTGTTGATGCGCTTCGCAAGTTCGCGAGCAGCGTTCCGAAGCTTTCGATCAATTTCTTTCGGAGGTCTCACGCGACACCCCCAAGCAATTCATCACGCTGGACGGTGAATGTCATATTTGACACGATCCAGCCTTCGAGGTTTTGCCGTGTCACAGGTCCGACATGAACCTCGACCGCTTGTGTTCCGTCAGACTTGACCGCGTAGCGATACCAAGAGGGGTCGGTCAGCTTGACGCGAATCTGACGCTCGAGTTTGTAATCGGCAGCTCTTGCCGTTTTCTGATTCTTTGAATTGACCCGATAGGCTAGCGTGACAACTAATTGATCGGACACTCGCACAAGGTCCGTTTGAGCGTAGGTCGCCAGAACAGTCGTTGACGGAACCGAAATGGTAACACCCCGGTGTGCTAGTTGATTGGGGCTCGCGGTGGGTGGAGCAATACGATCAATAAGATTAACCGTTGGTATGGTTTTCAGCCTCTTCTCAAAGGCTTTGACCAATAGCTCCAACTCCACGGCGGCCACGTTTACACCAAGTAAATAACAGGCGAGGCAGACATGTAGGTATCTTCTACATAGCCGTCCTCGTCGCTGTCATATCGAAAGTTCACCCGTCCCCATTCTTGCGAACAGAGGTCGCTATATTCCTGTGTCAAAACCTGATATCGATCGTCGCCAATGGATTGCGCGGCATCACGAAAGATAATTTGAAACGTTTCGTAGATGTGAATTGTTCTGAGCGTCCACGGGTCCAGAATCAGATGCGGAAACCGGCCACGCTCGATCAGCGTTTTCTGGATGTTGACCCACGCCTCATTCCGTTGATCTGCAAAACTTGCGAAATCGGGATCGCGAAAATCAGCCAGCTCCGTGTGATAATTGCGCAGATCGTGATCGGTGATCACCGGGTAAATCTTACGCCTTACTAAGTACCCCGGCTGGCTTACTGTGTGGACAGTACCGTCGATCGTTAGTTGCCAAAGCAACAGAAGCTCGTCAGTCAATGGTCGATCGGTGGTTGCCGCTGCGAGCCAAGTATACGAGGTGGCCGCGCCAGCCGTTGCCGACACATTGTCGACTAGCTTGTCACTGCCGTCGTATATGGTAATCGTCGCAGCTGTAGGAATCACGATTGAGTTGGCGTCGGAAGAATACACCTCGACGCTCAACACATTGTCAATCCCACGCTGCGCGATCTGGGGCAGGCTGTAGCGGCAAACGAGGTTCACTAGGGAGCCCCGTCAATTGCGACCCACGCGCCACCGATGCGGCTGTAGATCGCCTCGTCAGCGTTTGCGGCGTCAGTGCGAAGGTAGATCGAACCGTTGGGCTCGCTGGCACTGGGAGCTCCTGCGCCACTGCTTACGGTTGGGACATCTGCCTCTGCTTCAGAGGTCGAGGAGGCAACGCCTACGCCTACCATTCGCATCGGTCCACGATAGTTTAACAGAAATTTGTTAGCCATTGGGTTCTCCAATGAGGCTCAAGGCCTCGGCTATTTTTTGCGATCCAAACGGATCATGGATTTGCGCGCGATCTCTCGCGCTTTGTTGAAATCGGTTTTGCCACGTGTTTGATTTTTGATGCGAACGGCCATGCGGTCGATAGCTTCTCGCTTCTTGGTTTCACTTGACATTCTTTGCGCTCCGCTTTGCCGCTGGCTTTTTTGCTGGTGCTGGCTTGGGTGCTAAGCTAGCTTCCATCGCCTCGAGTCGGTCTTTCTCGTCTTCGTAGCGTCGTACCGCGACAGGGTTTCCGCTGTTAGCCGTCAAGGCGTTTCTTTCCGTTCGCTTTCGCTGAAGTGAAATGACACCCATCAAAACGCTTTTGTGTGGGACATCGACGAAGCCACGCTCAACGAGCATCTTCCGCCACATGTTAAAGCCCTCAGCGTCGAAGCCCTCCGACCAATCAACGCGGGCTGTACGGCCCATTCCGACGACGATCGGGGTGTGCCAGACGTCGGTGTACACCGGCCCGTTTAAGCCGGGAAGGCTACACAGATATCCTTTTTCTTCGACCAGCTCGCCATCTTCGTTGTGGTAAATCACAGGGATTTTGTGATCGAGGAAGACCCACCCATCAGCCTCGAAGTTTGCTTTGGCCATGCGATAGCCGCTTGGACCATCGGCAATACCATTCACACCAGGCGTGAGGCTAAAGCGCTTAAGGCGTGGCAGCCATTGGCCTTCGACAAACTCCCACGCGTTGGGGTGGCACATGTAGAAGAACTGATGCCCTCGTTTTTCCGGCAAAACGTCGGGATTCTGCACGGTAGAAGACATCAGCTCAGGTTTGTATTTCTTAATTGCCATTCTTTCTCCTGGGATTGTCAACGTTAAGAATGATGCTCGCGTAGCTCCGGGCAACCCCAGTTAACACCGAAGCTACACGAAACATCAGGAGCAAATTAGAAATTAACTAGAAGCCGGTCACAACTCCGCAGAGTCGATCTTGCTCAATCACACTCAGGCCGCAGTAAGCGTTACCAACGATTTTTGTCAGCGCTTGGCCTGGCTCGCGTGCGATTTCCACAGTAATCAAACCGTCTTGAGTTTGGACCACGTCTCCTGCACCAAGGAAGCTTCGAGCGTCTGGAGCGCCAGACATGTAGCCAAATGCGCCAGCGCCAAACATCGCGCCCTCTTTTTTTCCTGCTGCTTGAGTCACGTCGTTCGATGTGAAAATCGACACACCGAGAAAGTCGCCTTTCAGACCTGGACCCACCATATTCAACATGTCAGAGTCGGCAGCGATAAACGAAACCGCGCCAGCCTCCGAACGAAGTGAGGCCTGAAAACTACTATATTGTGCATTGTGCAAAAGCAAATAGTAAGGCCCCGGCACTGCATCCAACTCGAGTTGAGCCATCGCGTCATAGAAATCATTGACGCTCATCGCAGCGGCGGATCCTACGTTTTGTGTAGCAGTTGCCGCAGCTGCGCCAACTAGGCCGTTGAAATACCGCTCGAAGCTCATGCCCATGTCATTTGCAAGCGATTCTGGATTGATATCTTGTGCGAAGCCAGTAAGCGTACCAAGGTCACTAATCTGTCGCACAAGAGCCGACCGGACAACTTGAATGTCAACATGAGAATCAACGAGCGCGGTTTCAGCGACGTCGGTGTCTTCGGCTGCGGTGTCAACGAAAGCGTCACGACCACCAAGACCGGCGAGTCGGATTTGGCTAGTTGTCGAACCGCTGCTGTTAATGCTGCCAAGGTTTGAGATTGCAGCACGGCCAGCGGAAGACCAGTTTCGGATAGTTGCCATGTCGGTGAGCATGACCAAGAGGGCTTGATCAAGAGCGGCGGCTAGCCGAAGATCGGGTACTAGGTTTGTAGATAGAATAGGCATGATTTACCCCGGATACTTTTTGATTTGTTACAGTTTCATTCTGCCAAATCAATCGGTAAAGCCGAGGAGTCTGGAGGCCGTATTATTTACAACACAAGGAGGTGCACTACAAATACCGAAGCGCTGACAATTTGTCAAACGCTCCGGACTTTTTGTCATTTATAACCAAGCGCCGCCATGATCTCCGAGTTCCGCTTTCGTCGCTCTTCTACTGGCATTTGCTGGATCACTTCCCATGTCAACGCCTGACCGGCGGCCGGTGGTTGCGCTGTGCCATTGTTGCCAGAAGGACGGGGCGGTGGTGGCGCTACTTCGACCGGAGCTGGAGCATCTGTTTTGAAAATGCCAGCCAAATGCTTGTCTTCACGAGCGCCAGTTTCTAGCCATTCCGAGAGCGGTGGTGCGTCGTTTATTTTGTTGTACTTCCACAGTACTAGCTCTTGATCGGAACTGTTCAGGATGCCACGCTCATACAAGCTCTCACGCGTTGCCGTGTTCGTTTTATACGTGTCGAATTCGCTTGTCAGGCTTTCAAGTTGACTGCGTAAATCCTCGGCCGTTTTGGCTTCGCTTTCGAACGCTTGAGCCGCTGCCAATTGGTCAGCGAGTGCCGCCTTTTCAGCTTCTAGCTTTTCGATGTGGCTGTTTTTCGAATTGATGCGCTTTAACATCACCGACTTGGGAATCATCTCGTCGTTAGTTTCTTCGTCTGCCATTTCTACTCCTGGGGTTGGTTGAATTCAGCGTTATCGATAAGAACTTCGCGCAAACGGATCCGAGCTTCTTCCTCCGTTATTCCGTCAAGCGCTGCTAGTAGTTGCGGTTTTGACATGATGCCGAGATCCATCCTCGCTTGGTACGAGTTGATCAGCTGCTTCGCCTCTTCAATAGATAAGGGGAGGCCGTTGTAGGTAAGTGACCATTCTGACTCGGGCAAGCTCCCCCCAGCTAGACGGTTAATTAGGCAAGCCGTCGCCATAAGTAAATGCGAATCCCCTCTTTGGAAATTTGGTTCATAGCGCCGCTGGGCGTGCCGTTGACCTTCCCTCGTGAGAAATATGGCAAATCCCGATCGCGCGTCACCGCTTGCCCGTTGGATATCGGCTGGAGTAATATCGTAATCCGCCGCAAGGTCTGCGCTGTAGTCACGAATAGCCCGGCCGATAGCTTCCGGGTCTCCGCCTGCCTCAAACTGTCCGGCTGTGGCACTGACACCGGGATCGCTCGCGCCCAAGTTGAGAACGCTTGCGGGGTCTGTCGCAATTCGTGCTTCACCTGTTGAACTGTCAGCTTTTAGGCCTAACACTTGAGCGTTGATAAAGTATCTTTGGGGCCAACTACAATCCCGCAAAACATGACTAAAAAACGTCCAAAACACCGCGACTCGTAATGACCCGGCGGCCAGCTCATTTCCTGTGTAGGGGTCCCAAAGCTTTCCAGTTCGTTTGGCGTGATAGAACCCGATTGGAAGGATAGGGGTCCCGTCAGCTTTCCGATATGGATAACGCTCTCCGCTAAAGTCTCCGCCGAGGTAGTAGGCGGTCAGGTCTCGTCCTTCGTCGGTTTCAACACGGTAAAACGGATCGCCGTCTACGCTTAGCATGTCGCGAGTCCAAATCTTTTCGCCTTCTGGACTTGTTCGAATTCGATACTCCCAGAACTCGATGGGCTCGTCTGGGTCGTCAGGGTCGGCGCGGCACCAAATTAAATCGGCAGGAATCACCCGATATAGCAAACGGGGTTCATCGCCTACGACGTCGACTCGAATCGCGCTCTCACGTTGAGCGATGCAAAGCTGTTGATTGTAAGTAGCAAGCTGCCACAAACCAGCGTCACGAGTTAGCCGCCGCATTTCGTCGACTGCTCCGCTGTCTGGGTTGTTTACAATAGGGGATTGGTCGTAAAGCACTGACAACTGTGTAACGATAGATCGCAGGACGTTCTTCGTGAGGTCCGGACTCTTCCACATGGCAGCCCGCGAAGCGTCGATCTCCTTTGCTATCTGTGCTTTCAAATCCTCGAGCCAAGTCCCCTCGAGCAGTCTTCGGCGTTTGCGGCTTTCGTCCCAACGTGCCGCCGTCATTGAGTCCGGAGCAATAGGGTACTGATTAAGTGTTCCAATATTCGGCATTATTCCCACCTCAATTTAGTGTAGGCTGGGGTGTGTTGATAAATTCTCATCATAAGGTATCGTAAAGCGTCGGCAGCGTGTGAGAACTCGCCGTCGTCGCCTTTTTTGCCGCCTTTCCAGTGCGTAAGCATCTCGATCGTTTTCTTGCATCGTGGATGCACGGTAAGTTCACCGCGACGGAGTGCGTAGTTGATAATACGGAGACCCCAGTTCACAGAGCCCGCGCCCTTGTATGGTCGAATCAAACGGAACGGCGGAACGCTAACGTTAAGGTGTGAAGCGATGGCCTTTTCGATAAGCTCGCTTACTCTAAACGACGCCCAACCTTTTCCCGCTGTGTTGGTGTCAGCGACGGCTAAATCAACTTCACCCGGTCTGATACCGTTACGACGAAGCATATCCAGAATCATCGTCGCGTCTTCTTCGGGTGCTGTGTCGCCGGCTGTCACTTCATCGATTACCCATACGCGTGAGCTACTGTCGTACAACGCAAGGATCGCGACTTGATGCCCTGAAACTTCACCATGGTCGATTCCGATTCCGACTTGCAAATCGCCGCGTGGTAGCTCTGGGCTGACCCGGTGTTCGGAGAAGGCAGCGAACAAGCGATCAAGGGTGACGCCCTCCCACGCTCCAAGGGCTCGCTGTTGGTAGTCCCAGGGGCTTGCTTTCATTGTGTCAAGCCAGTCCTCGACTTGTTCTTCGGTATACCAGGGACAGTTGTCGTGATTGAACTCGGCGACGTATTGAGTCCACGGGCTGCCGTGTTTCTCTACCATTTCCCGCAACCACCGGACCGGCCTTCCGACTGGCGTTAGGGTTAGAATACATTGGCCGTTCGTATCCATAGTTCTAGCTAGGTTTTCAGAGAATATACTTTGCGGGGGTGGTTCGTCTAGCACTACAATATCGAGCGAATCACCAGCGTGTGTATCTGGTCGGTCTTCGTAGGATTTCAACTGACAGATCGACCCATTGGCTAAAACGATCGTGTTTTGGTTCCAACCACTGCCGAGTTTGTAATAGCTTTGCTCTGACAAGTACGGGTCCAGAAACTCCGCAAGGTATCGCCCGAGTACCTGCGCTGTCTGTTGGCGGTTTGGCCCAACTGCGCGAGCCCTTAACCCTGGCCGGCGAATCATCTCGATAGCCAGTTTGTACGCCGCATGACGAGTCTTTCCCACACGGTTAGCAGCGCGAAGGATTACCCGCCGTTGGTCGTTTCGGATGAAGTCATCCATAGCAGGCGACGGCTTAAAGTTCACTAGTTCAAGCTTTGATATAGCTCGAAGGTTTTTTATAGCTTGCGCCTGCGCTTTATCCATTTTGGATCTTTTCCAAAAGCTTCGGATGCGTCAGCACGTTTCCTGGTAGGTTTAGAACCATTTCGACTAGCTGGTCACTATCGAACGGATCGATTTCTGACGGAGCGTTTCGCACAGCGTCGAGTTGTTCGCGGATCTGGATTGCCAAACGTTGCCCGTTGATGGCAGCTTGCCAGCTTCCGTCCTTCGTAGCGGTCGCGACGGCTTCTTCGGCTTCTTCGAGTTTGCGAACTAGATAGGCCTCTCGGTCTTCCTCGACCTTTTTGACTTTTGTCACAGCTGGCGCAACTTCGGGAGCTCTGTCTTTGCGGTATCCATAGACGCGCTCAAGCATCCAAGCCGCCGCTGTCCATGTGCCGTCGTTCGCCGCTTTGTGGACCTTAGCAAGCAGAGCAGCCGCCCCAGCGCTCTCGGCCTCTTTCACAGCCTCTCTTAACTGATCATAGCGTTCGCCCTTTGCCTTCATCCAGCGCCAATAAGTACCCTCGGCAATCCCGCCATATTGAGCCGCGAGCTTCTTTGTCATTCCAAGCTTGATACCGTCGCTGATTTTCTTAATCACTTCCGGAGTGCAACCCGGTTTCCGGCCGCCTTTATTCTTCATTAAGACCCCCAAAGCGAGCGCGAATGATGTCGCAATACTTGGGCTCTCGTTCAACTGCTAAACAGGTCACCCCTTCAAGCTCGGCAGCGAGTACAGTTGTTCCAGAACCACAAAAGGGCTCGAGCACTGTTCCACCTTTGGGCGTTACGAGTCGCACAAGCCACGACATCAAGCCAATTGGTTTGACGGTTGGATGTGTATTTTTAACAGTTTCAGCGGTACGGCCTGCTCCAGCTCGCGGATTTTCTAGGCCTTTCGATCCTGCTTTCCGCTTCACTGCACTCGCCCCGCTTACCGTAGGCAAATCGTCGCACCCTTCCTCTCGCTCCGACCTGCTTGGCTTCTTGCAGTGATACACGTTGGCAGGCCATCGACCGGACTGGTGATAGAAATCAGTGGTCGTGCCATTTAATCCGACAGTTCGCGCGGATCGCTTGGCCGTCGCTTTGTTTTGTTTGCCTTCTAATTCAGGACGCGTCATTCCGCAGGGGAAGGCATCGTCTCCAAACGGGATACGGCAAGCGTCTATGTTTAGCCCAGCTGTTCCCCAGGTTTTTAAATTCGCTTCGATCGTTCCGTCAAACGGTTTGCGAGCCATCGCCGCCGGTTCGAATGCCGGCTTGAGGGCTGTTCCTATTGGACCGAAGTTTTTAGACTTTGGAAACCCAGTGTAATATTGCCAGGCGATTAAATCGCGAAGCTCGAAGCCCGCGTCCTCAAGGTTTGTCATCAGCCGGTGTATGGTCCGGGTCGCAGCGAATGCGATGATATGCGCGCCAGGCTTTAGAACTCGCAAGGCTTCAACGGCAAATGCGTCACCAGGGACGTCACAATCCCAACTGGATTGCAGGAAGCCGATCCCGTACGGCGGATCTGTGACAATCGCGTCGACTGAATTGTCATCGAGCGTTTTCATGTAGTCAATACAATCAGAGCAAGTGAGGGTATGCCTACCAAGCGTCACGACTTCACCGTCTTTCGTCAAGGCTTCGACATCTTCGGGAATCTCGTCGTAATCTGGCTCTTCTTCGTCGAATTCCTCTAAATCTTCCGCGTTTTCCTTTAAAATCTGGGCCAGCTCATCATCATCCCAGCCCAAACCGGTCAGATTGACGCCTTCCATATCCAGATCGCGTAGTACGTCATCAATATTCGCAGACCACACGGCCAATTCGTTAAGCTTATTGTCAGCCAGGGCAAGCGCCGCCGCTTCTTCCTTGCTCAAGTCTAGAAAGCGAACTGGTACCTCTTTCAGCCCTAGTTTTAGGGCACCCTTCAACCGCGTATGTCCAGCAATGACAACGCTGTCCTCTTTCCTTGCAAGGATAGGTGCTCCGAATCCGAAACGCTTGATCGACTCGGCTACTTCTCCAACGACGTGATCGTTTTCGCGGGGGTTTCTGTCCCAGGGCGTCAAGTCGTTGGGGTTGACATATACAGCGGCTTGATTTTGCATACTTATTCCTGACGCCCTGACAGGGTATCAGTGCAATCCTAACTATGCAAACTGTGCGTCATGGCAATCGGATCTTTCTCCACTGCGAAATCACGTCGCGTGGCGCTTTACACGTCGCCTGCCATTGATATTTAGAGTCACGCCGTTTGAATACAACGCCTTCCCACCCTTCGCTTCTGGCTGTCATGGTGGCGCGAGCTTTGGGAATCCATGGCATCAAAACAACGGGGTAGCAGAACGTAAGGGACTCGATAAAGGCGCGGCGCTCTTCGAGGTTCCCATGGGTTGTGGGGCAGTCAAAGACGTGAAACGTTTGCCGCCCGTGGGGGTTCATCAACTCACCGTCGAGCACTACGCCTTCGGGAATGGCTGCGAGGGCTGTCAGGACGGCCGCCGAGCAACCTGGCATACGTTTTTTTTGCCGTGTGTACAACGCCCCATCTCGATAGATGCCGCGATAGCCGTTGAGCTTTGGTTCACAGATCCAAACGTCGTCCGCGATACACTCGCGGTGCAGGATGTCGTCTTCATAAATACGTGTAGGCTTGGGTGGATACATTACAGGTGAACCTTCACAGCTACGTTGGACCGACAATAGCGCTCGAATTCCATCCAGTTTTGCAACTGCTCGTCAGTGACTTGATGGCGTAGCAATTCGAAGCGATGGCTGAAGTCCTGGTTTTTAACTTTCAGCCGAGTATCGAACGTGAACCAGTTCTGAAGGACGTTCCAAGTGTATTCGGCGACGTCGTCAGCGACATTCGGATCAATATCATACTTCTGTAGCATGTTGTAAAGCCCCATAATGATAGCCTCTTCAAGCTTGCCAGGGTTGAACTCGTCGCACGGCTCGGCTAACCATAGCTCCTCAATAAACGCTTCGTAAAGCACATCACCAATGAGAGGCAGAAGGGGCTCGTAGTCTTCGATCTTGATTTGCCGAAATTGGTTCTTGTCTTGGATCTCAATTGTACAGGGACCGTCGGCCTCGCTTACGTGGTTAAGGCGATTGATGCGCCGCCCCTTCGCAATGTTGGCGTCTTTGATATCATGGTAGTGCTTTCGAATCTGATCTTTGATGGCATGTTCGCGAGCCGTCAACAGCTGCTTTTCCTGCTTGATCTCGGCCAGCTCACGAACAAGCTCCTCCAACTCTGGGATGTGGGTTTCAAGTACAGCTGGCTTGCTCTTAGCTCTCGCTCTCTTCCGGCGAGTACCGAAGCGTTCTTCGGCCTCAATGATGTTCTGTTCGGGTTGCATAGTATTTGCTCCTGGCGGCGTGGAAAAAACGCCTACCGACAGATCTACTAAGGAGGATCGACGGTGTCAATGGTCGATCTGACCCGGACAGATTTTGGCAAGTCCAACGAAGAAAAGGGGTATGCAAAGTCCGTGGACAGATTACTGCGTTTTCGTGATCCGCTACAGTTCAAACTAAGCCGGAGAAGGTTATTTTTGGCTTGTATGCAAGACTAATCACAGTGATTTGCATAGTATGCAAGCTAAGTATGCAAAAAACAGGAAATCATACATACGTTGGCG